TCCAGGATGAAAACGGCCACGCTGTCCCGGACTGGCCGGATAGGTTCGACATCGAGAAGTTCAAGGACGCTGCTGCGACTGCTGGAGAGACGCAGTCTCGTGCCGAAGGGCACGAGGACTTCGTTGGCGATGAAGATGAAAAAGAGGAACGCGTAAAGGCGAGTGAAGAGGAAGAGCCAGAAACCGACTGGCGCGGTGAAGGTAAAGAAGGAGAGGACGGAGAGGACGAAGAGGGACTCGTCTTTGCCAGGTCCGAGGAAGAGGAAGAGGAGGAAAGGCTCCGCGAGTCCGTCAAGAAGAACCTGACCAGCGTCCAGCGCCGCACGCTTAATGAGGACATCAATTTCTCGCCGGACGATGAGGACGTGCTCGTCAAGGCCCTAGACATCCAGGACAATCTCCAAGGCGAGAAGCGGGATCCGTCGCCAGATGAGGCCCTTACCCTCTGGAGGGCGAGCAATCTCAGGCGCCAGGTTCACGCGGTCAGGCGCCGGATGCACCAGATTCGCCACAACAGGGGACCCAGGCCAGTCGCGGGCCTTCTGCCGGCCCCGGAAGTCAAGGGGCCTGGACACCTCTTTACACGAGCGGAAATTCTAGGGGCCGCAGGGGAGCCTCGTGAGTTATCAGGCCCAGTGCCGCCTCCGATGGAGCCGAGCCAGGCGATGCCGCCCCCGGTGGAGCCGATTCCTCCGCCTCCCAAGAAGGGGCCCTTCAAGGCCATCCTGGACGACGCCATCGCGGAGGCTGACGGCATTACCGCGGCCGCGAACGCAGGCAACGCGGCCGCCACGGCAGCGACTGCACCAGCGACTGCGGCAGCCGCGGCCACCCAGGCGCCCGTAACGGCGGCAGGCGCCCAGAAGGGCGCGCTTGACAAGATCATCAAGGACATCGATGCGAAGGTCAGGCCCCTGGTCAAGAACCTGGCTACTACGGCAATCGTGGCCCAGCAGCTTGGAACGAAGGACCTGGAGCAGTGGGTGCCCAAGGCGGTCCGGGACAAGAACCCGACCATTCCCTGGGACAGGATCTGGAAGAACCCAAGGGAGCTAATCCGATGAAGTTCTCAGAGAGACTGGACGCAATCCTGGAAGGTATGTGGGATCCTGAAGGCCCCTGGGAGCCGACGGAATGGGAGCTCGTCAAGATCGTGGGCGACGGTAAGTTAGGCGTGCTGAAGTCCAACGTCGTCCCGCCCCAGTTCTACGGCGGACCCGTGAGCCACGAGGGTGACCGCTGGCTACCGGTCTCCGATGACAGGCACAACTATTTCAAGACCTGGTCCGAGGCGGAAAGCCACGCTGAGTCTCTATGGCTCAACACGCCCACAGCTGCGTCCGTCGTGCCCACATCCGCGCCTGCGCCCATGGAGTTCGGGGCTAGGCTGGGTGAGGCTCTGGAGCTGGCGTCTAAAAGTACATAGTAAAATAGAAACTCAATTCTCATTGCTAGACGAATTTCCGGTCAAAGATAGCAGTAAATTGGTCATCTGATCCTGGAGGCATACGATGCAGAAGATCAGGGAAATCGTGAAGCAGATCGGTGGTTCAGAGGAGCTGGCTGATCAGCTCATCGAAGCCGTCCAGGAGCACGTCGAGACCCAGCGCACCGCCATCGCCGAGGAGTACAAGACCAAGATCCAGAAGGCCAAGCAGGTCTGCCTGGAAGAGGTCGCCTCCGAGAAGGCGCGCATCGCGCGTAAGGTCGAAGTCTTCATCGAGAGCAAGGTGGCGTCGATCGAGCGATCCGCGGGCAAGACGAGGGCCGTTGAAGAGTCCGCTGCCGTCGCGCAGCTCCGCCAGGTCCAGAAGGTTCTGGGCGTCGGCGGAGAGGGCGGCAATAGCGCAGAGCTCGAGGCCCTGAACCGGAAGCTGGCCCGCATCGCCGAGCAGACCGCCTCCATCAAGGAGGAGCGCGACGTCGCGGTCAGGAAGGCCAACCAGGCCAACATGATCGCTGCCAGGACGCTCCGCCGGCTCCGGACGTTCGAGGAGCAGGCCGCCAAGCCGGGCACCGTCGTCAAGGAGGACGAGGCTGCCACCGAGACGACCGAGACCACGACTGCAGTCGAGCCCGCCGTGACGACGACAGAGACGAAGCCCGAGGAGATCGCGGCCGTTCGCGTCGAGAGCGAAGAGCCCGTGACCACCCAGGCGAGTCAAGCCGACCTGCCCGCGCAGGTGAAGCCAGAAGAGTCGGTCGCTGCTTTCTCCCCTGCTCAAATCGCCGCCCAGATGGGCGTCGAGGAGCAGATCTAGGGGACCTTCACCGCCTAAACGGCGGTTCGTAACCTTTTTTCCGGAGACAGGACATGCCAGGCGTCATCACCGAGGACATGCGACAGGCGCGCCTCATCGTTGAGGCCCAGAAGAACCAGGCCGTCAAGCGCTGGATGCCGGTCATGAAGAAGTGCCCGGAGATCGGGCCCAAGAAGATGGGCGCGTTCGCTCAGCTTCTCGAGAACCAGTACGCGTCGATGGCCCCCGGTAAGAGCCGGATGCTCTTCGAAGAGGCCACCACGACCAACAGCATCGCGGACTTCACCCGGTTCGCGCTGCCCCTGCTGCGCAAGAGCTACGCGCGGCTCATCGCCGACAACCTGGTCGGCGTGCAGCCGATGTCGCAGCCGGCGAGCCTGATTTTCTACATCAGGTATCGCTACGCGATGAACAAGGGTCAGACCCGGGCCGGCACCCAGATCATGCGCCAGAACACGGGCCAGCAGTTCGCCCGTCAGAACGGCTGGGCGCTCGACCCGTACTACAGCGCGCAGACCGTGAAGGGTGAGGATCTCACCATCGCCGCAGGCGGTGGGATGATCAGCGGCAACCTCGTTCACAAGCCGGTTCTCGCCGGCACGGTCGTCGTGAACGTCTTCCTGCCGGACGTCGACAGCTGCGAAGATCCGACCCCGTGCCTCCAGGTCGCGTTCGACGCGAACGGCGACCCCGAGACCGTCCTGTACGGCTCGGGCTCGGGCTGCCCGACGGTCGTGGTCGACACCTCGACCTCCAGCGCGACGAAGTTCGACCACTCGACCGGCAACGTCCAGGTCACGCTGCTGTCCGGCGACGTGACGGGCCTGGTCGCCCGCGCCGACTACGAGTTCGACCTCGAGAACAACCCGTTCCAGCCGGCGCTCACGCTCTCCATCGACTCGGACAGCGTGTCCGCAGTCACCCGGAAGCTGAAGACCAGCTGGTCGCTGGAAGCCGCTCAGGACCTCAAGAGCGTGCAAAACATCGACGCCGAGAGCACGCTCACGGACCTGATGGCCGACGAGATGGTCGCCGAGATCGACCGCGAGATCATCAACGACCTCATCATCGCCGCCGCGATCCGCGCGACGCATAACTTCGCCACCGCGGCCGGAGCGAGCGTCAACTTCACGGACCGCAACATCGCGCTGCTCTACAAGGTGCTGGAAGTCGCGAACGTCATCCACAGGACGACCCTCCGCGGGCCGGCCAACTGGATGGTCACCTCGGCCGACATCGCCTCGAAGTTCGAGCAGCTGAACGACTTCCGCGGCTCGGATGCCCTCGCGCAGGACGGGATGGACATCGGCATCACCTCGGCCGGGACCATCCAGGGGAAGATCAAGCTGTACAAAGACCCCCTCTTCCCGAACTGCAAGATCCTGATGGGCTTCAAGGGGAACTCGGTGCTGGACGCCGGCTACTTCTACGCGCCCTACATCCCCCTGCTCTCGACGCCCACCGTGCTGGACCCCAACTCGTTCACGCCGAACAAGGGGATCATGACCAGGTACGGGAAGAAGCTGATCGAAGACGGGTCGCTGTACTATGGCGTCGTGACCGTGAGCGGTTTGTAATATGTAAATCGCGTTCGAAAAGGCCGTCAGAAATGACGGCCTTTTTTTTATACTTGATGTCCAGTCAAAAATATGTTATAATACTAATCAGGCGTATTTCACTGATTGGAGGGAAATCATGAATAGGGACACATTACGGAACAGAGACGAGCTTAAAAGCGCCCTGGATCAATTTACAATAAGAGAGGTAGCCAATCAAATTGGGTGTTCCGCCTCAACCGTGTTGGACTGGAAAAATAGGCATGCCATTATCTTGCAACAGAAAGTTAGGCCTACCGAAGACGCTTTAAGGGTCTTGTTATGCGAATTGGGTAGCTTGGAAGCCGTAGGTCATAAATTCAACGTGTCGAAGCAAGCCGTACGCTCTTGGTGCATTAAGTACGGAATTGATACATCGAAGGACTTGCGCGATCCGTTAAATGATGAGGTGAAATTTCGATCTCTCGTTGAGCAAGGGCTAAGCTTTTCTGCCATTGCAAGAATGCATAATAAGACGGTATCGTTCGTATCAAAGCTGGCCAGGCAATGGGGCATAAAATCCAAACAGCGGAGTGAACCTATAGAGATAGATATGAGTGCCGTACGGGATCTTTTTGAACAGGGTTTGTCGCCTTCAAGAATCGCCGCGCGTTTGCGCCAATCCTCATCATTAATCAGGAGGCGTTTGGGAAAGCTCGGCTTAGGAAGGACGCCTGAAGAAGCTAATGGGATCAAGAGGAAGATAGACAGATCCAAGCTTCGAGGTCTCGTAGCCGATGGGAAGTCAGCTGCGGAGATTGCGACGGAACTCAATACGACGCTGAATCGCGTCAGAACCATATGCTCGCAGCTGGGCATACGGCTATCGCACAGGAGGCCATGGCCAGCTGAGCTCGATCGGAATA